CCGAATAACTTAATTCCATTTCCTCCGAAGCATTCACCGCAGAAAATAGGCACAGAGCCAGCATATCAACTTTCTGTAACGTGTCCTTATTAATTTTCATCTCTGCCAATTTGTTTTGAAATATAAAAACACACTTCATATTGAAAATTCCGTGTAACTCTCGTTTATTTTCTGGGTCTCTTAATACGATTTCTTCGGCTGGACTAATATCAATAAACTTTGCCATTGCAATTCTCCTTATTTCGCTGCCGGCGGCGTTGACGGTCCGGTTTTAAACCAATCTTCGATTTGCTTTGTTGTTAAGTCCGCGTTTGCTGTATCTGCAAAGTATCTTAACTCTCCGTCAAAATCACGCGGAACGAAATTAATTGTAATGCTGTCTGTTGAAAAGTTGATACTGTCTGTCGACTGCTGCATGGTTCCGTTAAACGGCTGCGCCCGTCCTTTTAAAAGCCAAACTAATTCATTACACTTGTTGGTCCCTTCCACTTCAAATCCAACCGCTAAAAATGGAGCTTCGTCTCCCGCTTTCTCGATCAGGATTCCGTTTTCGTATTTATGCCCCAGGATTTCTGCGCGGTCTTCAATTGCAATTTTGTTAACGTCCAATACTGCGGCTATTCCATTCAACTTTGCAATGTTTTCTGATTGCGCTCCCTCTCCGTACAGTATACCGGAGGCCAGCGACGGTGTAAGCTGCACTTGCATTGCCTTCCCGAGTGGCTTTACCTCTCCATATTCAGCCCCAGCCGCTGTATCGCTTGTTAACAGTGCATAAACCATGTTTTTGATATTGATACGATTTGTTTTCTTTGATTTATTTACCGCCATGTTTACTCCTCTCTTGTTTTCGAAAACTGGATCATGGCACGCCACACTTTCCCGTTCGTGTCATACATGTATGTAATATCCGGTATTGTAGTTGATGCGTTCGCCTGGATGTCGTCGCTCAGTTTTCTTGCCCTGGTTTTGATTGTTTCCCGGTTTCTGTCCCAAACATCAATTTGATATCCTTCCAGTCCTTCACTTTCGGCTCCATCACCTTCCAGCCCCGACGTATCCGAAAGATGGGACCATGTTGCGCATGGAGGTATGATTGGTTCAAACAATTCAATGACAGGTATCTTTAATGATTCTACAATCAAGCTTTTTATTTCCATTACTGCACCACCTTCTTCAGCATCTCGTCGATTATTTTATTAGTATCTCCTTCAGACGCCGTTACCGCGCGACCCATGAAATTAGTCCCCTGTACAAATGTCACTCCGTCCCTGGCTATATGTCCATCACTGACTGGCCCCCACTTATATCCCGTCATTTTCCCGCCTCGCACGCTAACATAATGATTACCCATCTTGTCTTTTCTGACACTTGACTGCACATCATCCTTCAGATGGGTGTAAGGTCTGCTGCCATCATAATTTGACGGCATGATTTGTTTTGCCCTTGTCTCGACGTCTGAGTTGTGGAGGAACCGAATTACATTTTTCTTAATGTTCCTTCCGATTTTTCCTAAAACAGCTTTTTCCTGATTCTGCAACTCCTTCGGTAAAGCATTCAGCATCTCATCGATCGACTTTACCGATTCTTCATAATCCATATTGACTTTCATATCATCACCCAATCGTCAATTCCACTTCATCATTTTCCTGTGCTTCGTACGTTCGGTATATGTTATATTTTCTTTCATTGTATATGACTTGTGATGGCTCCTCGATGGTTCCGTCATCGTTTACCACAAAGCTTAATTCGTAATCCGGCTGATATATGGATAGGGTTAACCTGGGGCGAAGTCCAACGGCATAAGCGGCGTAATATTCACTTCTTACTACTGATTTCTTCTCACAAAATACCCTCGTTTCCTTATCGGCAATGTTCTCTCCGATCGCTTTTCTGGTTATCAGTGTACATTCGTCATTTCTCATGGCTGTTTCTCCGTTGGCAGTCCGTACCCGGTTGCCATCTGCATCTGTGCTTTTTGTTCGTCATAGGCCGCCTTCATTCGTTCCATTTGGTCGCCCGGCCCCATATACACCGCGCAGTATGTAATTACTGCGCGGCCAATCAATGGATCGTCAGGATTTTTATTTCCTACTCCTGCGATTTCTAAGTCCTTCAGGGCCGCCTGGATAAGGTCCTCTATCTCCGAGTCAAAGGCTGTCGTTTTGATTCTCAGTGCCATCTTCACTTTTTCCAGCATAGCCTATCATCCCTTCTTTTTATGATGCGCTTTTTGGAATCTTCAGGGCCACGAATCCATTTTTCACCACAACGTCGCCGCCAATTTCTACATCTCCCCGGATCGTATCCATGAGTTTATCAAAAGCAAAATCTTCTGATATGCGGATTTCATAATCGGAGAATAAATCAAGTTCGAAACATTGTGGATTGCCATAAAACATTGTCAGCGTATCGGATGATGCAGACTGGGCAGTTCCGGCGCAAGCCGTTAAATTGCTATTGATGCAGTACCGCACCGACAGGCCGCCATCTTTGATAATTCCGGTATTGGGGTTATCTGTATCCGGTTCGATTTCATATACCGCCTTTTTCTCATTCGTTCCTCTTACATCTCCAAACGCAATCAGGTCAAGCTTGTTTAAAAACAGCACAGCTCCACCAACGACGCTTTCGTCTCCCCCGTATGCCAGTGTGATTTTTCTTAAGGTTTTTTCATCAATGACGCCCTTAGAACCGGTGACTGTAGCTGTAACACTTTCATTCAGGTCGGATTCTTTTAATGCTGTTGTAACCAAAATTGCAGCTTTTTTTCTCAAAGAGGTTAACGCCTGCTCGTGTACCTTCTGCTGATAGGCAAGCGGTGTCTGTTTTTTCGCCTGCTTTGAGATGTATGATAAAACAGCCACGGAATCCGGCGTGATGGTAACAAATCCAAAGGTCGGCTCTTTATTCGTGGCCGCCTCTCCTTCTGTCTGGTTGTCTGCCGCTGCCGCGTCCGTATCGATATAGGCAACTTTATTACTCCCCATGCCGGTACAGTTGACGATTTTTACCAAGTCAATAATGCTTGATACTTTTTTTCCTACACTATCGTTAATACCGCTTACCTGTGTCGGCGTCGCCAGCTTCCCTCCGCTTACCAGAACAGAACGAACTTCTTCTGATTTGACATTGGTTTTTCCTGTCTCTGCAAACTTTTTCGCCCGTGCCTCGGCCTCATTTTCTCCTCCAAGGTCTTTCAGCTTTCTTGTTGTCACTCCATTTTCCCTGACGTCATCCTCTAACTTTCTTCTCTTTTCCGCCTGCGCTTCCAGTTCTGCTCTGCGTTCTTTCAACTGCCTAACTTCTTCTGTCAGTGCATCCAGATCGGCATCCCTGTTTTCCATTTCCGTCTTAATCGCTGCCATTCTCTCTTCAATGTCACTCATCATCATTTCTTTAATTGTCATTTCATACCTCCATCAGTAAATTTAGTTTTTTTAATTTTCTCGCCCGTTCCAGTCTCTCCGCTTCAATTTCCGCGATCACTCCGTCGCTAAATTTCCGGGCGCTAATTGATGTCGCATCGTTGGCCGGTATTGATACCGGGCTGACATCATATAGCTTGCTTATCTTTTTTATTGTCCTAAGACAGGTTTCAACGTCGTTTTCGTAATCTTCCGTATAGGTTTTCTGGTCTTCCTTTACCGTAAATCCAAACGACATCTTATCTGTATATCCGCCTTTTATCTCCTGATATAATTGACGTCCGATATCTGTCCCTGATAGGTCCGCTGTGATTTTCAGCCCCACGGAATCAACTTCCAGCTTCAACGTATTGTTTTTATTTCTCGCGAACACACGCCCTTCATGATCGTACTGCATGATTACATCCGACATGTCGCATTCCGTAAAGGCTCCTGGGTCTATCTGCTCGATTATTTTGTAATATCTGCCCTCGTACAAGGTATAGGGCTGATTAAATGTAGTTGCGTATCCTTCTACCATCATAGCGTCCGGTTCTTCTTCCAAGGCCCTGACGCTCATCGTCATGCCTCGATATTCCCGGCCATCCTCCAGTTTATTAATCTGTTTATTTGTCAGTGCCACTTGTCAGGTCATCCCCTTTCTTTGTTATGCTTCCATCAATTCCCAGGAGATAGTATTCCCCTCGGATACTGTACGCCTGCCCCATTCCATTGGGGATCGGCGGAAGATTCCATATTTCTCTGATTTCGTCCCGGTTCATGATTCCCCGATCTGCCATCTGCGCTGATACGTTTAACTTTTCTGAATTGCTCATGTATTGCAGTCGGTTCGCCGTCGCCATGATGAATGATTTTGCGGCCCGTTCTTTTTCACTGAACAGCATTTTTGTTGTGACGTCTGAAAACTGAATGGCAAACGGTTCGATTCCCCCCTCGTAAAATGCGCTCCATGCATCCCCGTAGGCTTTGTTTTGTAGTATGTCGTCGTTTACCCCGTAATAATTAAATACGTTTGTTTTGATTGCTGTCATCTGCTGTGCATCAATCACGAATGGGCTTGATTGTATCTGTTTGATATCCGAATATGTATTGGGGAAAAGCAGAACTCCGCCGGATTCTTTTTTTAAATTTTCGTTTGTAAAACGTTCCCGTTCTTTTGTCAAGTCTTCTGTTTTTGTAAAATTAGTAACCCGAGCCATAAATCGGAAGGTTGCCGAGTTTTTAACTGCCTCTTGTATCCCCTGATTTTGAATATCAATCAGCTCCATTGTCGGTGTCAGTGCCGTATTTGACTCTCCGAAAAAATCATCCGAATACTGAAACTTTGTCATAATGCCGCATCGATTCATTTCGACTACAGCCGTGTTCCCATTTTGGAATGTGTAAGAAAGCCACGGTTCCCCTCTGTAATCTTTTATCTCGCACAGTGACGGAAGAATCGGATATATTCCGGTTATCTCTCCGTAATCATCCTCTACCGGAACAATAAACGCTGTGTTTTGTACATCAAGAATCGTTGATAACCGGTATAGAAACTGCCCCCATGTTTGCCATTGGTTTGGCCCATTCTTTAACTTCGTTTGTAACTTTGGTTTTGCGCTTCCCTGCGGAGTGACCGATAATTTGCTGATATGCGTTGCCCTCGCATGGATCGCGGCCCGGACAAGCTCGCTCTCATAAACAGCACCATTCCAACTCGTAAAGATTGGCGTGTATCCGGTAAAGGTCTGAAAGAAATCGGCCGCATTGCCTTTTACTGGTCTTTTAAACACTTTATTAAACAGCCCCATTTTTCAACTGCCCTCCTATCTCTCCATACCATTTTTGTCTCACTGTCATAGCATCCAGTAGTGCAGCTCCTCCATCGATATGATCTGATTGTGTTATTTTAATTGCCTTACGTTTTCCGCTTTCTGCGTCAATCTTTAATGCCATGTTTAACAGATGTACTTTTAATAGGTCATTATCTCCGATGCAAACCACACCATCTTTTATCAGCCCTTCCGTCTCCTGGATTACCGGCGTTAAGTTGTAGCCCTGATAAACGTCATCCATGTGAAAGCCATATTGTTTCATGTCCTGTACTAGGTATTGGGCCGTATAGCGGTCATATCCTGTCTGAAGGGGATAAATGCTGTATTCTTCGACAAGCATTTTGAACCAGTCAAAACAGTCTTGATAATCAACAAAATTTTCCCCCGATAGCTTCAGTATCCCTCTCTGCACATATGCCTGATAGGGAAGTCCATCTCTTATCGTTGCCTCCTCTATCTTTTCCGCAGGCAAGAAAAACTGCGCTAAGACGTATAATTTTTCATCTTTTTCAATGACTGCCATACAGGCTGTGAGGTCTGTTGTTTGAGATAGGTCAATCCCTCCAACGCAGTATGAGTCTCTAAAATCTTCGATCCGCAGGTGTGGTCCGCAGCATTTTTCCACATCCTGAGTCGACAGCCATGCCTGTGTACTGTTCTGCTTAATGTTGCAGTATTTTGTCAGAAACTCCGCTTTTTTACTTAAGCTGCCTTCCGCTACTGCAATTTCCTCTATCAGATAATCCACCGATACCGACACGCCTAAGTTTGGGTTTGATTTTCTCAGTTCGTTGATGTCGTTCCATTTTTCCACATCATCAATCATGTACAAAAATGGCGCCAGGCGTTTTTCTTTCGAATCTCCAAGCAGGAACCTGGTTGCCCTTTTTACCAGCTCATCATAGATTCCCTCATTGATGTATCCCGATGTGCTGATTGATAGAATGATTGGCTGCTTTCTTGCGCCCAGGGCCGATTTCATAACCTCGTATTGTTTCAGTCCCTGGTCCCCCGGCCAACTGGCTACCTCGTCCCAAACCGTCAGATGTGGATTGAAGCCGTCCGACTTCTTTGCGTTAAAAGCAATTTTCTTCACACTGCTGTTCGTGCTTTCCACATAAAAATCTGATTTCCGCCTTTTTATCAATGCTTGTAATTCCGGTTCTTTTTGTATGGTCTGCCAGAACGATTGATATACCAAATCAGCCTGATCCAGCTTCGGGGCTACACAAAACACTTTTGCCCCATACTCCCCGTCAAGGAATAAGCAGTAAGCAATAATCCCGGATGCAAACAGTGTTTTTCCGTTTTTTCTTCCAATGACAATTAGAAACTCTCTGAAAATTCGTATTCCGGCGTCGTCAACAATTCCGAACATAATTGATACAGTAGATTTTTGCCATGTTTCCAGCTTCAGAAGATCATCCCGGCCTTCGCAATGATGGCAAAAGGTTTCAATAAATTTTATAGCCCTATTTGCCTTTTTCTGGTCAAATATAAACTGCTGGCTTTCCAGCCCTTTTATGATGTATTCATAAAATAATCGTATCCATTTACCGACAACTGCGGAGCCATCCTGAATTGATTGATAATATTTCAGTATGTAATTATCCATCCCTCATCAGCTCCTTTAGTTTTCCCTCGTTGCTGCTGGGCGGTGTAAGTTCATTTAGCTGTTTGATAATTGCCTGATAATTCTTGTCCGTCGAAGTGAACAGTCTGGCCGCCGGTCTTTCCCGTTCGTACGGCTCCGTCTTTTCTGACTGTGTAAAGCGTTCCGTCTCTCCGTTCTCCTGGATGTCTTCCCATAGTTGATTTAGCCTTACCCGGAGTCTTGCCGCTTGCACAATCAATCCTTGTGCCACTGCAAATTTATTCGGCGGCAAGTTCTTATAAATCTTTGTAAGTCTTGCTATCTCTGATTTTTCTGTCACTATTTTTGCTGCCATTTTCCTCCTTCCTGGGTAGGGGTCCTTCGCGCATGGGAGCGGAATATCATTCTAGGGGACTCGGTGAAATTTTCTTTCACAAATTATTTTGAATAGGGGGGAGTCGTTGTCACATTTCCAAACTCATCCACAAAATATCTCTTCTTCCTTCCGTGTAGCTTCGCGTGACAATCCATACACACCAGTTCTAGATTGTTAAATGACATCGTGACCTCCGGCTTTGTAATGTTCTCCGGTGTTATCTCCGTTTTGTGATGCACAATCTTTCCCGGCTTATATATTCCCTGCCTCAAACATTCTTCGCATAGTCTCCCAACGCTCTTAGCATATCTATCCCTGCATATTTTCCATTCAGTGCTGTCGTAAAATTCACGTGCGAACTCTCTCGCCATGCTCCACCTCCAGTTCTACTTTCAATGTTGTTCCTTTTCCCGGTACGCAAAAGGCGCCTGCACATTATGCGCAAGCGCCTTTCGAAAAGGAGGTTCATCGTGAACTATTACATAGTATCATTATATCATTTTCTTACGGGCATTGTGGGCAAGTTTACGTATCTGTAAAATATCCTGGACGCAGTCCGTCTATCCATTCCTATCAAATCTCCAATCTTTTCCCAATTCATTCCATTTATCACCCTGTATTGTATTATATCGCATTCGGGAAACGGCGCCGTACTTATGTATTCGTCCAGCTCCCTTCTGTCTACTTGCAATTTCTCCTTGTAATATTCAACCTCTCTGTCAATGCGCTCTTTTTCTTCGATGTACCATTCCCCAAAGCTTTTCCTTCCTGCTCCCTTCGGCATATCAGAGGCTATATTCTTTTTATATGGATTAAAGCTTTCGTGGGCAGCCATTTCTTGATAAAGCGACTTTAACTTATTCATGTCTTTTTGAACCGAGAAGAGCTTTTCTAATTCCATTTTTCCTCCTTCGATATTTCCGGCGGTTCTTTTGGAACAATTGGTATATTGCTTATGATATCCTTATGTTTGCGCAGCTCATTAGTCGCCTGCTGCCATCTGGCAGCAAACGTCCTCTTCCTTTCTTTTTGAACTTCTCTTATGAATCCAATCGCCCATTCTAAGGCGGCAACATCCTTGTCCCAAATGTCGCCCTCTTCCTGGCTCATCTCCTGGTGATGCGCCTTTATCTCTTTCAATTTTTCTATTCTATTCATTTTCCACCTCAAGGAACGGCCGGCCGAACCGTCCCTGTATGCACGCCATAGGCGTTTATGATTGATTTGTTATCCTGCTACTCCATAGCGGCGTTCTGCGTCTCTGGCCGCCTCCTGGCTAATCTTTGCATAACACTGTAAAGTTGTATCCACTTTGGTGTGTCCTAACTTCTTCTGTACCATTTCCGCAGGCGCGCCGCGATTAATCATATCGGTTCCACACGTACGGCGGAAGGTATGCGGTGATATCTGTAAGCCCTTCAGCCTGACATCGCGGCTCTGGATGGTTTTTAAAATATAGCGCACTCCATCGTCGCTAAGTCGATTGTGCGGTGCTTTCTGGCTGACAAATAATGCCTGGCTGTCATCTTTCCTTGACCGCAAATATCCTTCAATATGTACTTTGGCTTGCGCAGAGAATCGTATTTCTCTCTCTTTCCGTCCTTTCCCGACTATGTTCACCCTCCGATTTGATAGGTCAATACTATCCCGGTTAAGCTGTACAATCTCTGATACGCGGCCTCCTGAGCTGTAAAGGAGATCGACCAGTGCAAGTTCCCGTTCATTCTTACAACAGCACCGGAATATCTCGCGCTGCTCCGGCGTCAGAATGGAACCCATGCGATATTCTTCTTTTGTTTCTTTTATTCTTTTCATTGGGTCAGTAGTAATTACATCATATTCGTAAGCCCATTTGAAGAAAGCCCGGAGGGAACGCACCTTTGAATTGTACGTTTTATCTTTCCATTTCTTCTGCACCTTCCCACGCGTCAGATATCCGATGACATGCTTTTCCCGTATATCCCTTATTCCGGTCCCGGCATAGAGAAGCAGATTTTTAATCTCGTATCCATACTGCTTGATGGTTGACCTGGTTTTTCCGTCTATGATAAGCTGATTCTGCCAGTCGTGCAGAATTTCGAACGTATCATCATCACTTTTTATTAGTGATGTGGAGTCTTCGTTCTTTATAAACGTGTAGTCGCAAAGATTCATGAAGAGGATTAATTTTAGCTGCTCCATGCGGTCAGGTATTATAAACTCACTCGCTGCTACAAGGATATTGTTGATTACCATACTTGCACTCATCGTTCCGCTCATCATAGACTTGTCCTCCTATTTTTTATTTGATTTTTCGGAGGATAACTGTTATAATATAGTTATCCAGTTTTAGAGCCGGCCGCATCCGCCAAGATAGCCCGGCTCTTTTTCTATGCTTCCTGTACTGCTTTCTCTGTTTTCTTACGCTCCACTTTTATGTATCCTTTTGATGTAATTGACAGTTTTGCTTTTAATCCGTTTCCGATGTCCAGGGAGGCAGAATCAAGCTTTTCTTCGACAATTAGCTCTGCAATGTGTTTCAGTAAATTTCTTATGGGTTCATCTGCCTCTTCTGTATCCGCCTGCTGCCCGAATTGCCCCTCGATTGCTTTGCATGCACGTTCTTTCTGTCCTTTTTTTCTGGCGTATTCTTTTGCGCCGTAGCAATCGCATAATTCTGTAACCGCTTCATTTACTTTTTCCTGGTCCCACGGAATAAGCGTCTCTATTTGTCCCATCTGTCCGCAAAACGAACAAGCTCCTGTCTGTATTTCAAGTCCGTCTGGCATTTCTCGCTTTATTTCTTTCAAATCATCCTTCAGCATTTTATTCTTCCTCTCCTGCTTCCCTGAAGTAATAACAGGGTTTGCACACTATCATTCCGCGTTCGTTCCTCTCCGGCTCTTCGTCTTCCTCCTGGTGTCCCCACCCTAACGGATGTACTCCGTCCAGTTCGGCGGTGCAGCCTGGGCCGAAGTGGTTCCCCCAATATCTTTTACCCTGCTGCCGGTTTGCGCACTCGGAACATGTTCCATACATTCTTCCCATTGCTCTTTCTCCTTTAAATATTAATTTGATTAAATGTCAGTTTAATATCTTTTCCAAGAGTTCATTGTGACCATTCTGATATGCCGTATTTCCGCTATGTATATAATCCGGAAGTGCCCTTATCGGGCAATTATCCGGTTTTCTGCTCCCATATTCCGGATATGACACTTCTCCGTGAAATGGACACCAATCCCCGTCCGGAGCTGAAAATACACAGTCAGAACATTTATCCGGGATATCTACTACTACAACTCCCTTTGACATTTATTAATCCTCCTTAACCTCAATTTTGCCTGTTTCGCCGTTGCAACCATCTGAATTAATGTATCCGTTGCTTCAGCCACTCCATCATAATCTTCTCCAAGTCCGTTACTTAAAGCTGTGCTCATTATGTGGATAGCTGTGTTAATGGCTGCTACTTGCTTCTTGTTTAAGTGCATAATTTCCCTCGTTTAAATGTCAATTTACTTTATGAAAACTAGCCATCTTGTTTTTCCTCTTTGGTCCCCCAGCAATGGTTTTTGACTAAAAACTTTTAGTATCTCGGACAGTTTAATCTGGTCTTCGTTCCATTTAAAAATCAGAAGACCATAAGGCTCCAAAACCCTCATGCACTCGTCAAATCCCTGTTTCAGATACGCTGGCCAATCTGGTGGAAGAATCCCATACTTGCTGGCCAACCAACTCCCGGTTCCTGCATGGATAAGGTGCGGTGGGTCAAACACAACCACTTTAAATGTATTATTCTGATATGGCATTTTTCGAAAATCCATTTTTACATCTGGTTTTATCAGTAGCGTACGCCCATCGCATAAAGTCGTTTCCAGTTCCCGATTGTCTGCGTAAATCACTTCTGGATTTTCCCTGTCAAAATAAAACATCCTACTACCGTAGCAAGCGTCTAAAATCCTTTTCACTTCATCACCTCAAACCTCATTTTCATCTGAGCGGGGGATAGCTCGACTTCAGGCCGCCGCAATCCTGCCCAC